TAAATAAAGAGGAGGAAATATAAATGTCTAATGAATTAACTGTAAAAAATGAAGAACAAGTCATAGAGGTTGGATTCTCAAACTCAATAAGCTTTGAATTCACCCAAAGGGCAGCTTCCTTACTTTCAAAATCAACTATAGTGCCAAAAGATTACCAAAACAATATTCCAAACTGCGTAATTGCCCTAAACATGGCAAGCAGGATGGGAGCAGATCCTTTAATGGTTATGCAAAATCTTTATATTGTCTATGGTCGCCCGGGATGGTCCAGTCAATTTCTAATATCAACGTTCAACACATCTGGAAAATTCTCCGCGATTCGCTATGAATGGGTTGGAGAAAAGGGAACAGATGAATTTGGATGTAAGGCTTGGGCGCTCGAAAAGTCAACCGGTGAACGTCTCGAAGGGTCCACAGTAACGATTGATATCTCTAAAAAGGAAGGTTGGTATGCCAAGAATGGGAGCAAGTGGCCAACAATGTCAGAACAAATGTTGATGTATCGAGCCGCTAGTTGGTTTATTCGAGCCTATGCTCCTGAGATGGCAATGGGGATGCATACCGTCGAGGAAATCAGAGACATAGGAGTCACCGAAGTAACCAAAAATAGCCCCAAGATGTTGGTTGAATCAAGCATTGATGCGGAATTCAAGGCAGAGCAAGCCAAGAAAAAGACTAACGCAGAATTAGACGCTGAGATTTTAGCTATGGAGGATGCGGATGCAAATGCTAAAACTAAATAAATCAAACTATTTTTCTCAAGAAGCAAGCTTCCAGTATATGAGCAATTCTCAGTACAAAAATTTCATGTCCTGCGAGGCTATGGCTATAGCGGAGTTATCCGGCAATTGGATACGTGAACCCTCAGATGCGCTACTAATCGGTTCTTACGTTCATTCGTGGCAAGAGGGTCGGAGAAGGGAGTTCATTTCAGAGCATCCAGAAATGTTTAAGAAGAGCAAAGAACTTCTTAAAAAGTTCGTTGATGCCGACAAAATGATCAAGACCCTTGAGGGAGACCCATTTGTTATGTATGTGCTTGAGGGGCAAAAAGAAGTTATTCTGACCGCACAAATGTTTGGGTGCCAGTGGAAAATCATGATTGATTCCCACAATCTTGAGAAGCGAAGAAACCTCGATCTAAAAACTACTTGGAGTATTACGGACAAGGTATGGAGCGAAGAAAATTGGGCGAAGGTCAGCTTCGTTGAAAAGTATCATTATTTATTACAAATGAGTATTTATTCTGAGGTAGAGCGGATTGCAAATGGGCGCGAACCTGGCGATTGGTTAGACTTTTACATCGTGGCCGTGTCGAAGGAAAAATTCCCCGATAAAGCCGTAATTAACACGACTGACCCCGAGAGACTGATCAAGGAACTGGCCGAAGTTGAAGCCAATATGCCGAGGATTTTAGCGGTTAAGGCGGGATTGGAAGAGTCTAGGCGGTGTGAGGTTTGCGACTATTGTAGGTCAACTAAGCAACTAACCGGGGCTATACATTATTCCGAACTGTAACCAAACATAGCCCGGTTAATCCCGGGCTATTCTCACAGTGAGGGGAGGAACTATCTAGATGGAGGCCTGGGAACTCAAACAAATGCAGGGATTACCGCTAGAAGTAAAGATATTGAAAACACAGCAGCGCATTAGAGAATGGTATGAGCATTGGGGGGTCAAGTTTATGTTTCCTTCTCGGGTGGCAAGGACAGCACAGTTTTACTTAAATTAGTTCGCGAACTTTATCCCGATGTTCCAGCCGTGTTTATTGATACGGGGTTGGAGTATCCAGAGATTAGAAAGTTCGTAAAAACAATAGACGGAGTTGTTACCGTAAAACCCCACATGCCGTTTAACAAAGTCATTGAGCATTATGGATACCCTGTGATAAGTAAACTACAATCTCAGTATCTGCGTGAAGTCAGGGAAACAAAATCAGAAAAACTAAGATTATTACGACTTCACGGAAGTAAAAAAGGATACTTCAAAATCAGTGATAAATGGAAATATCTTGTGAATGCGCCGTTTAAAATATCTGAGAAGTGTTGTCGTGTAATGAAAAAAGAACCGGCCCGCATTTATGAAAAAACAACAGGAAGTCACCCATTACTTGGAATAATGGCCGATGAAAGTGAAATGAGAAAAAGGGAATACAAAAAGCGGGGGTGTAACGCCTTTGATGTTGCAAGACCAAAATCTTCACCTATGGGATTCTGGACAGAGCAGGACGTTTTGAAATATTTAGTAGATTATAAACTTCCGTACTCTAAGATTTATGGCGAGATAATCAAAAGTCGAGGAACGTATTTCACCACAGGGGAAGCAAGAACCGGATGCATGTTCTGTATGTTCGGGGTTCATCTCGAAAAAGGTGAAAACAGGTTCCAACGCATGAGCAGGACGCACCCCAAACAATATGACTACTGCATTAACAAACTCGGCTTAGGTGAAGTCCTGGACTATATCGGAGTGGATTACCGAAGAAATAACTTGTTTGGGTAAGGAGATGGTCAGGTGGCAGGATGGATAAATGAAAAAGAATTATTAGAAAGTTGTGGTATTTATCTAGACGGCGCACATGCCGCCATAAACCCCGATGGCATAATTGAGGTATGGCTTGGTAAGCCTACTCCGCCTTGGGAACGATCAGATAAATCACAAAGACATTCCCTTAAATATATTGCATGGAGAAATGATGTCTTTAATCGCGATAATTATATATGCCAAGATTGTAATAATCGAGGTGGAGAACTAAATGCGCATCATCTTAAAGGTTTTAGTAAGTATAAAAAATTAAGATACGAAGTAGAAAACGGTATTACTCTTTGTTATGAATGTCACAGGAAAAGACATAAGAGGCTGGTGATTTAATGCCAGAGGGAGTATTTCAAACGGATAGGGTAATCTTTAATAACCCAATATGGAAAAATCCTGCAAAGTTCAGATTGTTCTTTTATATTTACGGCAATGCCATATTTTCCAAAGAAGGATTTGACATAGGGGGTATTCATTTATCCCGTGGACAGTTATTGAAATCATACAGGAAACTATCAGACGAATTGGAATATATCGAAAACCATTCTCTAAAAAAGTATTCAATTTCGCATATAAAAAAACTCGTAGATGAATTAATTAAGGAAAAAAGGTTAGAAATGGAAGTATCCCAACTGGGAACAGTGTTCACCGTATTAAATTATGAGCAGTACCAGGGGTTTGTGAGATTTGAAAAAGATAGCAGAGAACACTGCGAGAACACTGCGAGAACACTGCGAGAACGGAGTGAGAACAATAATAAGAATGTAAAGAATGTAAAGAATGTAAAGAATGTAAAGAAGAGTATATCTTCTTGTCGGACAAACAAGTTTGCCGACGATGCAATTGAAATATCCCTTGCTTGTGAACTTTGTGATTTGATCCTTTTAAACAATCCGAACGCAAAAAAGCCCAACTTGCAAACGTGGGCTAAGTCAATAGATTTAATGATCCGGGTGGACAATAGAAGTGTCTTTGAAATTAAAGAGGTTATACGTTGGTGTCAAAAAGATAGTTTTTGGCAGGGCAATATATTGTCGCCAGGAAAGCTCAGGGAAAAATACGATCAGCTAACCATGAGGATGAAATCAAAACCGTCTAAAGGAACAGCAATTAGCCCTGGTAAAACACCACCAAGCAAATTTGATAAATTTTATCAGTAGGAGGATAAGCCATGTCCAGAAAAACAGGCACACCCAACATACATCTACCGTTTGAAGGATTAACGCCAATCCAAGAAGAGCGAGCAAAATCGTTTCTAAGCTCCATTTTACTAGGCTCAGTCATGGCAAAACGCGCAGGGGTACAAATGGATATAACCAAGTGCATAGCAGCGTACAGAGGACATGTGGGGAGGAAGGGCAATGACTAATTTTCACGATGTTTTAATTCCATCCCAAGCCAAGGAAATGAGCAGATTTTTACGAGCATTATATTCAGGAGCAAGGGATTGTCAACGAGTTGGGGTAAAGCCAGATATACACGCTGCCATGCAGAGTTGGGGGCAATGTTCATTGACTACAGAAGAAAAGGCCATCGCAGCGGGATTCAGGGAAAGGGAGAGGAAAGCCAAAATACAAAGAGAGGGGCAAGCCAAATGCAAAAAATTGACAAAGAGGAGGCTTTAACCCTTTGGAATAATGGCCTACTCGATACAGAAATAGCCAAGCACTTTAACTACTCCAAAGTAGCTGTACAACGATGGCGCGAGAGAAACTACCTGAAGAATAATTCTGTTATTGCCCAGAATAAAAAAGCTTAGCAACCCATGAACGTATAACCAAACTTTGGGAAAATGGCCTAAAAGACAGCGAAATTGCCAAAGAATTGAAATGCTCAACCATAACCGTCTGGGAATTTAGAAAGAAAAACGGCATGGGTAGCAATGTTGGGATTTTTAAATGGGATGGAGCTAAGGAACTTAGTGGAAAGGTGGGGATAAAAAAATGAGTAGAGAAATTAGATTTCGCGGTAAAAGGCTCGACAACGGCGTGTGGGTTTATGGATTACCGTCTTATAACGGATCTAGCGGTGAGATAAGTGAAATAGAAGCTATAGAGATGGACGAGAATGGGCAAGTGGATGAATATAGGTTCATTGAAGTTGACCCTGAAACAGTCGGTCAATACACAGGACTTAAGGACAGAAACGGAAAGGGCATTTATGAGGGTGATATATTGGGCATTTATGAGGGTGATATATTTTCAAATCATTTTAGCAGTAAAATCTTTGGGATTGTTCGATTCGGCGAATACATCAGCATGGGAGACGATAACCACGGTGGACACGTAGGATTCTTTATCGACTGGGGTAGTGACGATATGCTCAGGAAGGACTTAGCTTATTGGGTGAAGGTGTCGCATGTGATTGGGAATGTATGGGATAATCCAGAACTCTTAACGGCCACAAAATGAGACACCAAGAAAGCAACGAACAACAAGCCCTCTTCCAGTGGTCCAAACTAATGCAACACCAATACCCTGAGCTTTCCCTCCTTCATGCAATCGGCAATGGAAACGCCAGAACAAGTGCAATACAGGGGGCCAGAATGAAGCGTGAGGGAGTGCTAAGCGGTGTCTCAGACGTGATGTTGCCCGTAGCTCGTAACGGGTGGCATGGACTATATGTTGAATTGAAGGTAAAAGGCAACACAACTTCGCCTAGTCAGAAATGGTGGATAGCGGAAATGTACAAGCAGGGATATTTAGCGGTTGTGTGTTTTGGATGGGTTGAGGCGAAGGACGCCTTAGAGGGGTATTTGGGGGGAACGCAATAATGGCGTGCGGAGCAATAGTCGGAGAATGCCTTATCTGTGATGATTGGATTTATGAGGATGAATGGCAAATGACCGGAAATATAATGCACCATGATTCATGCAAGGTGACTGATTTAGTTTCAAAGTTTGCCAAGTTTTCCCTTGAAGAACAAAAGCGTGTATTCGAATATGCCGGGCTGGGAAAAGGAAAGGTAGTGTGAGCAATGATCCTAAATTGTAAAGATTGCTCGTTTAGGTTTAGTGATCGGGAGTTGTTGCCGTGCAGAACGTGTCCGAATATGAAAGGGGTGAAATGAAATGTTCATAAGGGAAATATACGAGAGAATATTGAAGACATTTGGACTAGAAAAGCAAATGATCAAATGTATCGAGGAATTATCCGAATTGCAAAAAGAGCTATGTAAGTATTCCCTTGGTCAAGGGAACCTTGAACACATTACTGAGGAAATTGCGGACGTCGAGATCATGCTTGAGCAAATGAAAAGGGGCCTTGGTATTAGTTTTTACTGTGTTGACAAAGTGAAGAGTAAAAAACTGAGCAGACTCAATGACAAATTAGACTTGGTCGATAGAGGAGGCAAATGATGAATAAGCTAAAGGACGCCTGCTTAGTGCTGAGCGTAGTGGCAGGGCTAATGAGTATTGTCTTGTTAGTTACACATAATGTGCCGGATGCTATTTACTGCTTAGTTTGTGCGGTGTGGATGGCCGTGTTAAGGGGGATAAGGGGTTAATGAAAATTGCACGGGTATTTCCAAGGAGAACGAGAGCAACCCCTAATGATGATCTTGTATTCACTAATTGCCCACCAATGTTCGCACTAGAAATAGACGAAGTCCATATATCAGTGGCGTTCACATATGACATGAAACATGCTGAATGGCTGGAAATGCAATGGAGGGCTTTAGGGGTTCCAGTTAAGATGGGTGGTCCTGCCTTCAACGAACCTGGTGGAGAATTTATTTCAGGAAGATATTTAAAGCAAGGATATGTAATCACCTCACGTGGTTGCCCAAATCGGTGTGTTTATGCAAATGGTCAAAAATGTATGGTACCAGAAAGAGAGGGGTATAAACTCCGAGAGCTTCCGATCAAAGACGGCTGGAATATTCTTGACGATAATTTATTAGCTTGCTCAGATGAACATGTGGAAGCTGTTTTCAAAATGTTATCACAGCAAGACAAGAGTCCTGAATTCACTGGTGGACTTGAGGCTAAGATCCTTCAAAAGTGGCATACGGAAAGGTTGTACGAAATCAAAACAAAACGAATGTATTTTGCTTATGACACTCCTGACGATTACGAACCATTAGTTAACGCAGGAAGATTGCTTCAAGATGCAGGGTTTAAAATGTCAAGCCATATCATGTGCTGCTATGTGCTGATCGGATACAGGGGAGATACCTTTGAAAAGGCCGAGAAGAGGCTAATAGATACTATCAAGGCTGGATTTGTTCCTTATGCGATGTTGTTTAAGGATCGAGCTGGAAATATAGATACAGAGTGGGCAAAGTTCCAGCGAGAATGGTGTAGGCCGATAATCGTAATGACAAAGATTGCAAAAGTAGTAAAAGGTAAATAAGGGGGCTTGAGCACATGAAATGCCCTAAAGAGATCCGAGTATGCCCCAACGGATGGATTGATTGTCATTTGTGCAAATATGACGTGTTATGCAAGGCAGGCCTATATGAGCCAGATATATCTGACCTCGGAATCGTCGTCCTAGCGGCCAAGATCGCGGAGAAAGTCGTGCAAGCTGAGGCCGTGGAGAGCGCCTATAAGATCCGGGGAACGTGGATGGAGGAGCTTAATCGCTTGGAAGAAGGAGAAATATGGGAGTGGATGGCAAGGTACAGGACACCAAATCTGCACGCGGTAGAACCATATAAAGCCATGAGTGGTCCTACGACACCTGGCGGGTCCAGCATGAAAGTTAAGAAAAATAATAAGGGAACTATTCCCACAGTTTATATCTGGGGATCTACGGATTAATTCGTTGACTTCGCTTTACAAGCTATGATATAATTCCTATTAGGGTTTGCCCTAAATGAAAATATTAAATATTCGTAAGGTGGCGGAATAGGTAGACGCTCATAAGTATGGCGGGGGTGAGACCTCGTTAGCGAGACTAATGGTAAGGCTGTTCCATACACTGAAGGCTTTATATGTAAGGTGCAAATCCTTACCCTTGCGAACAACATAACATGAAAAGGTATCCTTACTGGGTGCCTTTTCTTTATGCCCAAATATAATCAAAGGACGGTGATTGTAGTGGAGGATGCCTTTGCTAGATGCTGGCACTATAACGCTATAGATCCAAAGGAGAAGGGGAATTGCCCGAACTGTAGCCATTGGGGGTGGACACGATGTAGCGATGAGGTCTTGCTGATGAATAGAATAAACGAGACCGAACAACTTATGTCACATGATGGGTATAGACGCGGGCCTGGCGGGATCAGGCAGACGAGGCGAGGGTGAATGAGGTAACACAAGCCTTTGCCACTAAGTTCTATGAGTCCAAGGAATGGCGCAGGTTACGTAAGGCAGTGTTGAGGGACGATAAGTATGAGTGCTTGCATTGCAAGGCTAAGGGATACTACACAAGGGCGAACACCTGTCACCACATTAACTACCTTAAGTTGCACCCAGAGTTAGCACTTGAAATGTATTACAAGAACGATGACGGCAAGGTAAAGAGGAACCTGATAAGCCTTTGTCATAACTGCCATGAACGTATACATGAATGGGTACAAAAAGAGAAGCTGGAACCGTTGACTATTGAGAGGTGGGACTGATGTGGAACGAACATATATAACTGATGACTTAAGAGAAACATTGAATCACTTTGCATTAACGAGAAGCAATCAAAAGATAAGAGAAGAAAGCGACCGCATATATAAGGCACTCAAAGCTGATATTCAAGATGTAATGGACGGTAAGGATGATATACGGATTATGCGTGTCGTTGACAGAAAGATAGGTAAGACATATGCACTCATTAGATTAGCATGTGAATACAATCTTCATATCGTTCCACGTAAGAACTTAGAGAGAATGTACAGGAATATAGCGCAGGAAGAGTTTGGAAAGACAATCAATGTCCTGCCAATATGCAAGAGTGGATATGCCAAAGAGAAAACTATGCGCGGATATACCAAAGGGAAAAGCCATATCGTCTTAAAGGATGAAGGGGTATCTGTTCAAGATATATTGGATTACTTCTATCCATTTGAAGTTAGAATAGTTGGGGTTAGTAGCCTATACGAGAGGTGGTAGAGACATGGTAATTGTAATAACAATGCACAAGTTATCCTATACCAAAGAATGCATGGATGAACTGTATGACAGATATCACAACATAGTAAGAAAGTTCAATAGGTTAGCGAATACAATTACATTCGCAAATGGAGACATTATTAAAGGTTACTCGGTCGATTCAAGAAGAGACGGACTAAGAGCAGATGTTGCGATAGGTGTAGGCGCTGAGTATCTCACGTGTCGTTCTAATATTCTAGAACCTGTATGGGATGAAGAAAAACTATATAAGTATCTTGATGAAGTTAAAATCTCAGTTGAAAGATATTTGCAACGAATAGAAAAAGATGTTGTTGATGGTACTGGCAGTTATGAGCCTATTGGAATATGCCCCCCATCCAATAAATACCAATATTAATCCAGGGCAGCGTCTCTCAGCTGGGTTTCGTACATTTGAAAAATTAATATAATCTTACATGATAGGGGGTGGTGGCATGGTTGCGGAGCCAGACATTAAAAAGGATCTTGTAAATCAACTCGAAAAAAACGGCATCCATGGCAATCATTACTTAGATCTAATCGATGATTACATGGCGATGTGGGGAATAAAAAACGAGCTTATCAAGGATATTGGGGATCGCGGAGTTCAGGTGAAGTGGGATAACGGCGGCGGCCAAACCGGAGTTAAGAAAAACGACTCCATTGCTGAACTCAATAAGACGAATGCCCAAATGCTGAAGATACTAAACGACCTGGATCTGAAAGCGAGTAGATCAGGACAGGCAGATGATGGCGATGAGGAAATGTAACTATCATCCATACATTGATTCATACATGGATGATATCCGCAATGAGATAATCCCGGCCTCAAAAGAAATTAAACAGGCGATGGATTACGTCGAAACAAAACTAAACGATCCAAACGTATTTATTGATAGTGCTGCAATTGAAAAAGGCGTGGAGCTCATGGAAAGGTATTTTGAATTCAAACTACTTGACTGGGAGCTCTTTATTTTTGCCTTGATCCATTGCTTTTATAAATCAAACGACACTGTTGTTTTTGACGAATTCCTAATTGTGATGGGAAGGGGGAACGGCAAGAATGGCTTCATATCCCCGGTGGCGTGGTATCTAACGACTCAATATCATGGAGTGAAGGCGTACAACGTCGATATCATAGCCAACAGTGAAGACCAGGCTGGAACATCCTTCGGCGATGTCTATGAAATGCTTGAGCGAACCTGGGCGAAGTCGAAGAAGTTCTTTTATAAGTCCAAGGAAAAGATAGTCAACCTAAAAACAAATTCTTATATCAAGTTCAACACCTCAAACGCCAGGACAAAAGACGGCAAGAGAACTGCTTGCTTGATCTTCGATGAAATTCACGAATACGAAAATTACAAAATGATTAGCGTGTTTACATCGGGTTTCGGTAAGAAAAAGCACTCAAGGACGTTCTATATCACGACTCAAGGACACATAAGACAGGGAGTAATTGATGATAAGCTAGCACTCTCTAAGGATGTTCTAAACGGAATAATCACAGAGTTAGGATTGTTACCACTAATCTATAAAATAGACGAAGAAAAAGAAGCTCTGGAACCGGATATGTGGCACAAGGCGAACCCATCTCTAAGGTTTTTCCCTGAACTCCAAAAAGAAATGAATAAAGAGTTTATCCAGTTGAAGTACGAGCCGCATATTGAGCAGGAGTTTTATACAAAGCGAATGAACTGGCCCAAAGGCAACAAGGACTTGATAGTTACCGAGTGGGAAAATATTGAGTCAACAAACCAAGAGCTGCCTGATATGGAAGGCTGGGATTGTACGGTTGGATTGGATTATGCATCGATCAATGACATGGCTAGTGTTAATTTCCATTTTAAAAGAAATGGAAAGCGCTATGATATATCTCACGCTTGGCTGTGCTTAAGCTCTGCTGATCTAATCCGAATACAGGCACCTTGGAAACTTTGGGCCGATAAAGGGTACTTGACATTGGTGGACGACAAGGAGATTAACCCAGACCTACTAACTGATTACATCCAAGAGCTTGGAGCTAAATACAATATCATTGGATTGGCCTTGGACAATTACAGGTACTCATTGCTATCATCGTCCCTCAGAAAAATAGGCTTTGACGCAAAGGAGTATAAAAACGTTTACCTTATTCGGCCCAGTGACATAATGAAAATTGTGCCCGTGATCGGGAGTTATTTCACTAATCAACTTTTCGTTTGGGGGAAAAATCCTCCCCTGTGCTGGGCTTGCAATAACACGAAGTTGGTTAGAGCGGGCAAGAGAGAGGGTACAGATACAGGGAATTTCTACTACTCGAAAATCGAAAGTAAGAGCCGAAAGACAGATAGTTTTTTAGCCTTAGTGGCCAGCGTAGTTATTGAAGATCGCATGGGTGACGGCGAAGAAGTGGTCGCGGACATGCCAGTATACAGCTATTAGACGCAAGGAGGAAGTAATGCTTAAAGCGTATTTATTGGCAGGGGTATCGGTGGTCATAATGAATCTATTTGCACCAATTACTCCAGGTGAAAACCTTATACTGTTTTTTATATTATCTTCTCAATACAAAGAGGAATGGCCAAAATAAATGGCTACAGCTATTAAGGAGGTGATAAGATTTGAGCCTACTAACATACATCCGAGATTTCCTAACCGGCGGCATCGTAACCGCCACCCAAGTAACAGACGATGAACTATATGCCATTGTCGCCGAAATACAAATTCGCGAACTTGCTTTCTGGTCCTGTGTAAACATGATCGCTAGTTCGATATCCAAATGCGAACTAAAGACCTTCGTCGGCGGCAAGGAAGTAAAAGGTCGAGAATATTACGCATGGAACATAAGCCCAAACAAAAATCAAAACTCATCCGCTTTTATGCATAAGCTGATATCACAACTTTACTTAAAAAATGAGTGCTTAGTCATCGAAGAGAACGGCCAACTCTTAGTAGCTGATTCATTTCAACAGCAAGAATACGCGCTAGTAGACAACACATTCGAGGGCGTTACAGTTGGCAATTACACATTCGCCACTAAATACCGAATGAGTGACGTGATGTTCTTCAAACTGTCTGAAAAAGACATGAGGCAAGTTACAAATGCCATCTATGAAAGCTATGGGAAACTAATCACCTACGGCATGAAAGCCTATCAGAAGTCACGCGGGAGCCGCGGGGTACTGGACTATGCCACTATCGCACAAGGTAATGAAGATGCCAAAACAGCCTTTGACGACCTCATGAATAACCGTTTCAAAAAATTCTTTACATCGGACAATGCCGTCCTCCCCCTCCCGAAAGGATATGCGTATACCGACATTGGATCAAAGACTTATTCCGATTCAAGCACGCGGGATATCAGGGCCATGATGGACGATATTAGCGACTTCACATCAAAGGGGTTTGGGATACCGCCCGCATTGTCTAAGGGTGATATTGCAGGGATTAAGGACGCAATCACGCTATACCTTACCGTCTGTATTGATCCATTGGTCGATAATATTGCCGAAGAAATAAACCGCAAGCGTTATGGATTCAAAGAGTTCAGCAAAGGAAACTACTTGAAGATTGACACCAAGTCGATTATCCACGTGGACCTACTAAGCGTTTCAACCGCCATCGACAAGTTGATAGCAAGCGGGGCCTTTACGATCAACGACATTCGCAAGCTGGTCAACGAGGAACCCATTGATGAAGAGTATGCAAATACCCACTTCCTGACAAAGAATTACAGTTCCATTGATGATGTTTTGAATGCTTTGAATGCGGGAGGTACGCCATGATTGATGTAAAGTTCAGGGGCAGGAGAATGATTGTTTCCTGCCTAAATTGCGGGCATGAACAAATGGGATACTCTAAAATCGATGGCAATAGATGCGATCAATGCGGTGATGGGCCGTTGGAAATTAAAAGATGGTTAGATGAAGAAGAACCAAAGAAAGGCACAATGCTTTGTTCTGAATGTGAAAAGCTAAATATCGCAATGCAATTATTGAAGGGGCTAAGTTGGAAAGATTCAAGGATAACATTTGACAGTATCCTGGGATTTGACAAGGAATCAGAAACTATCCTTATTGATGAAAAGAAACTCTTGAAGTTGATTCAGTTAGTAAACCCTATTCAGAAAGACCGCAAAATTAAACTTGTATAGATCCTTTATTAAAATTGAAAAAGCTATCAATTTGGCGCTTTATTTATAAAGCGTTTTTCATACGTTGAAAGGGGCTAAAAATAATGGCCAAACAAATGTGGGAATTAAAACAATCGACACAAGCGGATACGTTAGATTTATTTATCTACGGTGATATAGAAGACATAACCATTGACTGGACAACTTGGTCTATTGTTGAATCTGAAAACTCAGCGAAGTTTTTTAAAGAAGCATTGGCCGCACATCCTGACGTTAAGCAGATCAATGTCTATGTTAACAGCCCGGGCGGCTACGTAATGGAAGCTATGGCGATCAGAAACCAGCTGAAGAGGCATTCTGCTAATGTTACAGGATACGTTGACGGATTCGCGGCAAGCGCGGCTGCCTTTGTCCTGACGGGGTGTGATCAAGTCAAAATGTATTCAAACACGATGCAGATGATCCATAACGCACTAAATATTGCGATGGGAAATGCGAAGGAACTCCGCAAGGCCGCCGATGATTTAGATGCAATTATGGTCGGTAATCGCAAAGCATTTCTTGAAAAATCAGGTGGCAAGTTGACGGAAGAAAAGCTCATAGAATTGCTAGACGCGGAAAGTTGGTTAACTGCTGAGCAATGTCTCGAATATGGGCTTGCTGATGAAATAATAGTGGAAGAAAAGGACTTAACCGCAGCTAAACAAATGCTGCAAAAGATGAACACATCGATAGAGCAACAACTTAGCTATAACAAAGCCATGGCTGCGCAGCTCCGCGAATTAGCTGAACCGCCTAAAGAGCCAGATCCCGTACCGCCGGTACCCGACCCGGTACCCGACCCGGTACCCGACCCGGACCCAGCACCCCAAGAGAACAAAACACTAAAATTTATTAATGCGCTAATGCGCTAAAAAAGGGAGAGAAACACATGAAAAACAAAGACACTTTACAGGCAGAAAAAACCGCTATCCTCCAAAAAATCCAAAAGGCTATGAAGGACGATAACACGGAGGACTTTACTCAAGCCTTCGGGGAATTCCAAACCAATATTCAGGAGACGGTCATGCAAGAGGCGCACCTCATGGTGCAAGCGGCAGACACCACAGTCTTAACTTCTCGCGGAGTACGGCAACTCACCTCTGCTGAAAACAAATACTACGAGGGCGTAATCGAGGCAATGCGCTCAAGCAACCCCAAACAAGCCCTCACTGACCTTGAAGTCGTGATGCCAATCACAACAATCGATCAAGTTTTTATTGATCTTGTGGCGGCTCACCCATTGCTGGACGTAATTAACTTCCAAAACACCTCAGGATTGATTGAATTCATTGTTAACACCCATACCAAGCAATTAGCAGCATGGGGAGTCTTAACCGCTGCAATTGTGGCCGAGCTAACCTCGGGATTTAAAAAGATCCCCATGACCTTGCAAAAATTATCTGCTTTCCTTCCTGTCGCAAAATCCATGCTGGATCTCGGACCAGCGTACATGGACAAATATACCCGTACAATCCTGCAAGAAGCCCTCTACTTCGGGCTTGAAGCGGGTATTATCGGCGGTGATGGCAAGGACAAACCTATCGGAATGAATCGCCAAGTTGGAGAGGGAACTGTCGTAACTGGTGGAGTTTATCCTCTGAAGGTAGAGGTTCCAGTCGTAACATTAGACCCTATTACCTACGGCGCCTTGATTGGTGGTATGGCTGTAAGTCCCCAAGGAAACCCGCGGGCAGTTAACAGTGTTATCATGATTGTTAACCCATTCGATTATTTGACAAAGGTATTCCCCGCAACGACTGTGAGAAGTGCAGATGGAACATACAAAAATGACGTGTTCCCTTTCCCGACCCAAGTGATACAATCCACTGAGGTAGCAGTCGGCAAAGCTATATTCGGCTTACCTGGACGCTACTTCATGGGAATTGGAACAGCCAAAAGTGGCAAGATTGAGTATTCCGATGACTATAAATTCCTTGAAGATGAGCGGATCTATCTCATTAAGTTGTACGGTCATGGTGAACCCCTTGATTCGGCTGCGTTCGTTTATGCTGACATTTCAGGGCTGAAACCTGCAATCAGAGAAGTATTCGTTACTAATACATCTGATTCGGCAATTCCAATTTTAGAGCTAGCTGATGCAAGGTTAGCGAGCCTGGTATTCGGGGCATTGGACCTTACACCAGTCTTTAATAAGTCTACATTCAGCTATACCTTAGCAACGGTTAACGCAACTAACACAATTACAGCGGCTGCAATGGACGGAGAAGCGACAATCGCAATTACGTTGAACGCCGTAGCTCATACTAACGGCGCAGCGGCAACATGGTTAACTGGCGCGAACACTGTCGAAGTAACCGTTACAAGCGGAATCGAAACAGAGGTTTACAATGTTGAGGTTACTAAGTCCTAAGTAAATAAACCCTAAATAGGAATCATTAGGAGCGGTTGCTAAATACCGCTTCTAGTTATTTTTTGTGGAGGGAATCAAAAAACCTAAAAAGTAGGTGGTTAAATGTTACCGGGTGAATTATTAGAACCGGTAAGAAATTACTTAGATATTTCATGGACCGACCCGGCCGGCGATCAAAAACTGACCGGGATCATAGCGC